CTATAGGTCCGGCACCTGTAGCTCCTGTCGCACCAGTGCCACCAGTTAACCCGGTCGAACCCGTTGGACCAGTTGCACCCGTTGCACCTGTCAATACAGCGCCTGTCGCACCAGTTGCACCAGTTGCACCAGTTGCACCTATAGGTCCGGCACCTGTAGCTCCTGTCGCACCTGTTGCACCTATAGGTCCGGCACCTGTAGCTCCTGTCGCACCAGTGCCACCAGTTGCACCAATCTCACCGGCCGCACCTGTAGCACCTATAGCTCCAGTAGCACCAGGATTAATAGGTCCAGTACCACCAACCGGACCTGTAGCTCCAGTAGCACCAGGACCACCAATAATACCTGAAGTACCAGATGCACCTATAGCTCCAGTCGCACCTGTCGCACCTTGCGGTCCTGCGGGTCCAGATGCACCAGTGGCACCTAAAGGACCAGGAAATACAATAGGAGGCTGAGGATTAACAGGAGACAGTTCAGATAAATCTATAGTCTGACCAGCAGCATTGCTAGGGATTGATACTCTATAGAAGTTTGGCTTAGCTCCTTGGATGTCTTCAGTCACAACATATGTAACGCCAGTAGGAACTGTAGTAACATCGTCATTCGCCGGAACAACAAGAGACAGCTTACCACCCTTAAGAGAAGCCGCATAAGTAATAGCTGGCTTGATAAGCAAGTCAGTTGAGTCCAGCATCTCTGCGCTAGCCAGCATAGAAACAGACCCTACAGACTTAGACCCATAGTTAGCTGTAATCGTAATCAATGTAAAAGACATTTAAACCTCTTACTTCCAAACAATCGAACCGAGATGCCAGCCACCAACAGGTGCCGGTGACATGGGACCAATGACGTAGAGGTAGCCGCTCTCTCCGCACACCCACATGTTGGTGTCGGGACCGATGCAACAACCGGCAGGGGTTCCGCCACCGCCCAGGATGATGTACCCAGAAACAACCCCGGATGGTTTTATTGCCCATGCGTAGCCCAGTCCATCAGATAGCCATAGGTTCCCGTCCCGCCCTAGAGCCATACCAGCAGGATCGCCACCGCTGACATACGGGCTATACGATGTCGCAACAAGGGAAGGCGTGACTTTCCAAATGCCAGGCGTGTAGGCTGTTTTGTACTGTCCGACCCAGATGTTGCCGTCAGCACCAAGAGCGATACCAGCGAAGCTGTTGGTGCGTCCGGAGGTTACCAGGGGGACGAAGTTGTAAGCACCAGAGGTCGTGATCACCCAGACACCGGAACCAGCATCGGCAGCCCAAAGGTTGCCGTCGGCACCCACGCAGATGTCGTGCGGATATGCGGCACTGCCGTTGGAGGGTATCCATGCAGTCACGTTTGGAAGCGAGTATTTGGTGCCGACTCCGGCTGGCGTGACCTTCCAGACGGCAGCATCGTAGTAGTCGCAAACCCACAGGTTGCCGTCTGGTCCGGCACATATCCCGTAGGCGCGGAAGCCAAGATTGTAGTGCGTCGCTACTCCGGCCGTCGTCACCTTCCAGACTCCGCCAGTTCCGAATGTTCGGTCGCTCACCCAGAGGTTTCCGTCGGGGCCGACACAGATGTCATAGGGTGTCGCCCCGGTGAGCGTGTATTTGGTGGCTACTCCGGCGGTGTTGACCTTCCAGACTCCGGCGTAGTAGTCAGCAACCCACAGGTTGCCGTCAGGCCCGGAACAGACGTTGGTCGGGTAAGACGACCCATGACCGGAAAGAGCGTACTCAACGACGGTGAGAGACATTACTGCCCTTTCATGCGCACCACTAGATCGGCGGCCGTCGATCCAGCATAACTGTCTACTTGCCAAACACAATGATGAGTACCGTCTGCTACCCACAGCTTACCGTCAGATCCCGGACATATAGAGTTCGCATTAACACCCGAAGGTGCAAAGTATGTTGCAGATCCACCAGTCGTTACTCGCCAAATACCACCGGCTGCTACCCACAAGTTACTGTCAGGACCGGAACATATACCACTATGGCTAGTACCAGGGGCATGACTAGCAAGTGCATAAGATGTTGCAGATCCACCAGTCGTTACTCGCCAAATCTTATTACCAGTATCTGGTACCCACAGCTTACCGTCAGATCCTGTGCATATACTAGTTAAGTTTGTAGCACCTGTAGGTGAAACAGAAATCACTCCACTACCACCAGTAGTAATCGCTTCTATATGAGTAGCAGCAGACGAAGACCCATACGTATACCAAACATTACCATCAGGTCCAGAACATACAGCATAAGAATCCGTACCAACGCTGTAGTGAGTACCGCTTCCTCCCACAGTATACTTACTAATACCACCAGGTAAGGCATTAGTGATCCACAAAAGACTATCAGGGCCAGTACAAATACCTTCAGACCTACTCGGACCAGAAAAAGACGTAACAACACCAGCCGGAGTGATTTTATTGATAACATCGTTGTAAGCACAGGTCCAAACATTACCATCTGGCCCTGGGCTTATATCAAGAATAGTAGTAGGATACCCTGTTAGCGCATACTTATTTGTAGTTACCATTACCGCACTCTTACATGCGCCTGAAGATCTGCCGCCGTGGTGCCACTATAAGATTCGATCTTAGTTTGAAGATAGTCGTCCGCATTTCCCGGCAGGTAAGGAATACCAATAATAGCTCCTGTTGCACCTGTTGCACCAGTTGCACCTGTCGCACCAGTTGCACCTGTTGCGCCGACATTAGCAACTGGTCCTGTTAGACCAGTTCCAATCGAAGTAGAAAAACGCCGAAAACAAAAGCTTGCATCAATGATCTGCCATACTGCCGGAGTGTAACTTTCTGCTATCTGAGTAGCTGTAATATCCTCAGTAAAAATCGCTCCTATCGTGGGAGTCCAAGAAGGATTTGTATTGGGCAATGCTGCTGCACGACCAGCTACTATACAACATGCTGAATAAGGTGCTAATCCGCCACTAGCTCCCAAGGTAATAGTATCACTGACATTGTATTGAACAGCGCCAGCCCAAGCAGCGGTGCATGGAACATTAAGAGTTGCGACTTGTACTCCATTAATATAGAACCCTACCGTAACAGGATTGCTCAAATCCACTGTACCGAGTGACGCATTAATGAGATAAATATATCCAGCTTGTCCTACATGAACCGGATATTTAGCACTTAATCCAGACGAAGAAGGAATCAAACCATTATAGGAAAACTCAAACCTATTAGGAGTTACAAGATCATTCTCATTAGCCTCAAACACAACCGCCCCGGAGTCATCAATGATCTGATGTCCAAAGTGAGGACGTGGTTGATAGTTACCTGGATCAGCAGTATCCCTCCAGTTTGGACTTCTTACATGAGGAAAAGACGGATTCTCAGTTGGCAAGTTAGTAGGTAACTGACCAGAAACCATAACAGCAGTAGAAACACTAGTACCAGACGCTCCCGAAGCACCAGTTGCACCTGACGCACCTGTACCGCCAATAGCTGCCGCTCCTGGTCTAGTCCAGTCTTGTACGATCTGCGTTTGCTGTTGAACAACACCGCCTATTTGTTGGGCAGTCCTACTTAAATGGTTAAACAAAAAGTCATCAGGATGCGGAGTAGTTCTAGGCATTTCAATCCTTAAGGCAACATCGGAGTATTACGCAAACCAATACTATCCAACACACTGACAATATTACCGCTTTGATCCACCCAATAAAGAGGCGAGTCAAGACCAAACTCAATCAAGCAGTCTCCCTCATCCGGCACCGTAGCGTTGTAACTAACAATGCGCCACTCTTGAGCTAAACCAGCAGGAAATCTAGGATCAAAAAGTTTCCCATCCTGATCCAGCTTAGGCAATGACACATAGACATTATCACCGACAATGAACCTACCAAGGCCGACTTCCTTGTTGAACATATCTACTTTGATTTTAGGAGCTACCGGAGGCCATGAAAAGAGAACCGAATCACTTAATCCCATTGCCTGTAAAAGATTAGTAGGAGTAGGCGAGTTCAAGTTAGCAATGTTATGAACAAGAGTAGTGTTCGGATAGCCGCCATAATAAGGGCCAGAAGCGCCAGTAGCACCAATCGTCGGATAGATATTCTCTATCGCCACGATGTCCTGATTACCGCCTGTCTCTATATTAATGCTGCCTTGTCCAGTGCCATCTTCCGGGAAAGACCAACTGTGAGCATTGCCTACATTTATATAAAGATCCGAAGCTTCACCGTACTCATGAGCAACCCGAGAAGAACCTCCCCCACGCTGAGGATAACTAAAGTTCAAAGTCGCTATAAGCTTTCCATATCTATTACCACCAGTATAAGCGTAGTCTACAGCAGCATCAAACCCAACACCCCACCCTAATGATGTTAACTGCTGTAACAAAGATGAGATATACTGCAATGAAGTATAAGGAAAGTTAATCGAAATGTAGTTTGTTTTAGGAGTTCTAGTTCCGCTCCAAGTTACGCCTGAAGCGCCCGGCAAGATAAGCTCTCCAGACTCCATATACGCTGTTGCACCAGAAGCACCATTAATCCGAACACCATTAAGATTAACCTGCAACCCTCCCCATAGCTGACCACCAGGAACGGCTAAAGCGTCCACAATAATCTGAGCACCAATCAGCATAGGATCCCATATGTACGGCTGAGCACCAAAGCCGGGCACATTCGTCGCCCCATAAGCACCTGACGACCCATATATAGACTTACTCCAAAGAAAAGATGCGTTCCACGTCGGCATCCCTGTACCAATGATGCCGGTGATTCCCGAATAAGGTGGAGAAGAATAGTCAGTCGCCTGGACAACTTTCGACCACCAACCTATACCTTCTTGAGCGTCGATCTCTAGCTGAAACCCGCTCTCATCAAAGGTTTCCTTACGACCAGAAATCACACCGCCCCACACAATCTGTTCACCGTAGTCCACAATCAGCGTACTTTTATTCGGAGCAGTAGACTGTTTCCAATCAGTGTTCCATAGACCAGGATCCTGCAAGTCAAAGTTTCCTTGCCAAGATCCAGCCTGATTCACCGGTCCACCACTAAAAGACACGCCTCTAAAAGGAAGTTCCTCTATGAAGTTTCCAGTGACAGTATCGTAGAGAAGATAATGTAGTGGTGTATCGACGCCTATAATAGCCATGCCGAGGCCCAATCTACATAAGCCGCACCACCCGCAGAAACGAGACTATTGCTGCCTGGCACTAGCGTAAACCACGATGAACCGGGAGTAAGCATATACGAAAATGGAGTAGCATTAGCGCCTGTATTACCAACCTGATTAGCAATCATCACAGTCTGATAATAAAAGTCCGCAACAATAACCTCAGGATGCGCACCGTCCTGACCTAATGCCTGAAGTGAATAAGTAAAGCCTAATGTAGATGTACCATTAGTTATAGAAGGATTTGTTTGCGGCCCACTCCAAGTCACTATTGGACGACAATCATAGTTCCCTATATTATCAAGGACAGTAGTAGTTATTACCTCAGTCTCTGCTGTAGGCGAGGAATAGAATCTAGGATCGGTAGCGTGTACCATCACCTGAAGATCTTGCGCTAACTTACCCAACGAGTAAGTAATGTCTATCTTCCATGAACGGTTACGGGGCCGCACCATACACACCAGCGGGTCACCTATCAGAGTCTGAAAATATGGCAAGTTGAAATACATAGGAGTCTCAATGTTAGCCTGTGGCTGAAAGGCAGTTGAAAGCGTAAGCAGATTCTGCTGAAGAGTGATTACACCTGTATTCTGGCAATCCATTTTAAGTGTAATGTCACGTCCGGCAAGAAAATCGAAACCAATATACTCACCTTGATCTCTTGGCTTACCAGAATCACCGGTACGAATGTTCGAGATATCGAAACCATCTAGCTCTTTCCAGTTAACTCCATTACCATCTACACCAAAAATCTTATCAGTATACCAAAACTGATATGGTAATAAAGTAGGTGGAGTAAACCCCAAAACATACGCAGGAATAGTCATTATCTTGGCCCTGCAACTTTCGTGCGCATATGCCAGCTGACAGCCGAAGCTACAGCCTGAGCATCCGTAGGGTTAATCCCGGTTATTTCGATATGTACCCCTGACCCAGCAAACTCAGTATTTGCTCGGGCCTGCTCGATAGAAAGCAATGCATTAGCCTTAGCCTCTGCCACCTTTGCCGAGTTTTGAATAGCCACTAACTGCTTCTGAGCATTAGCATTAGCAAGATTAGACGCATTCTGTGCGGTAGTCTGCGCTCGATCAGCTATAGCTAGTGCTCTAGCTTGATTAGCTTGAGCACCAGTAAGACCAGTAGCAGCAACAGCTTGCTGCAAAGTCGTACCAGCATTAGCCATTAGGTCTGATATCTTCTGCTGCACACCAACCGTTAAGTCAGACGATTTCTGAAGTGCATCCACCTTGACTTTAGCAGCAGCTACTGTAGCATCGCCATGAGCAGCAATAACTGCTATACGAGTAGACTGAGCATCTTCCTGCTGTGTATAGCGAGTAGTCATCTCATCAAGAGACACCTTCATGCGCTGAGCAACAAGATTCAGACCATAGAGTCCACGTTCGCCAAGAATGTCAGCTGTAGTCTGAGCCTGATCCGTAATAATGTCGGCCTGGTTAGTAGCCCGAGCCTGAGCAATCGTACTGGAGTCAGTAATGCCTTGAACTACCTTTGCCGCCATATCAGTGATGATCGCAGTCTGATCCGTATACTGAGTAGTAGCTATGGTCGTATCGGCATTCAAGGCAACCTTCTGCTGGTTAGCCTCCAATGCCCCGTAGTACGCTAGCTCTTGCTTGTATGTCGCTAGTATCTGTTCGCCAAGTTTCTTCTGACCATTATCTATAAGCTGTGATACAATCTGCTGCATTTTAATCGTACCAGCCCCAAATAACTCAGGCCGCAAAGACTGCATAGTTCCCTGCTGAAGCTGCTGCTGCTCAGTCTGTAGCAGACCAGCACCAGTTCTTACAAGAACGTTAGGAGTTGCACCAGCCGGTGGCATAGCAGGACCAGACGTACCAGGATAAACCCCATACTCCTTAAAATAAGCCTGCGATGCTGCACTCTGTTTCTCTGTTGCAGCAAGTCCACCTGTCATATAAGTAGCACGAACTTCTGCTCTTAAGGTATCTTGATGCTGTTGCTTAAGAGCATCGACTACTTTTTGTTCGGAGGCAACAAGTAACTTACCTTGAGTCGCATCGGCCTTCATACCAGAGCCACCCAAGCCCATGCCGCTCATTACCGTTTCAACTCGAACATTTTGTTTTAAGGTAGTAAGAGCAGCTTGCTCACCACTAAGGCTACCCTTCTTTTGTGCGGCCTCAAACGCCTCATTAGCTCGATTAGAAACAGCACCCGCACGAACTGGAGCCATAGCATTAGTGTCTTGTGCATTCTTCCACATACGAGCAAACTCATTACCTACAAGATATGTAGCTACACCTACCGCAGTAAGAGTACCAATACCTGCCGCAAGAGTAGCAAAAACTCCTTTAGCTGCTACCTTTTCAGTATTTAAGGCTACAACAGTACCGTCAACAGTCATGGTATAACCGGTTTGTGCAGCACTAGCCGCCGCCAACTTAGCAGGCATACCAGCAAACTGCATCTGCTGCTCAGTAATAGCAAGAGTTAACCGTTGTTCGGCACCAGCAAGCGCAGTCGTTGGTGCTACAGCCGTTTCAGCAGCAACTCCTGCTCGTTCTGTAGCTCCAGCATTTACAGCTAATAATGCATTCAGTCTGTCAAGAGTGCCCTGTAGAGTAATACTTTGCTGACTTTGATAACGAGCCTGAAGACCGAACCAGTCCATTCGACCACCAGCAGACAGTAACGATGTCCCCAACCTATCAATAGCTCCCACCAGATAAAAACCAACAGCCGCAACAAGCGGTCCTACAATGACTGTAGCAAGTGCGGCCGCAGCGGCCTTAAAGTGAGCAAAGAAGTTAATAACATTAGCTAGCATAACCTCAAGATGCTGAAGACCCACTGACACAACCCCACCAATATCAATACCAAAGTTATGAACTGTAGCTCGGGCTTCCATCATCTGCCCGGCAAAGGTCTTCATTCTATTTGCAGCAGCCCCCGCAACCCTATCGGAAAGAACTGTAAGAACCTTATTGGTAGCGTCCTGAGCCTCCCTATACTGAATGGTTGCATCCCTGACAGCCAACTGTGCGCTTCTCGTAGCCGTGTATGCCGCAATACCACTGAGCATTCCAGCGTTAATCTTCTCTTGCGTATTGACAAGATTCAGTTGCGCCTTCTGCAGCGCTTCTTGCATAGTCTGCAAGTTGTGCAGCCTACCAGACGCCACATTGATGTTAATACCCCAGTGAAGAAGTGTGCGAGTAGAGCCACCGAGCACGCTATCCAAAGCATCCGCCGCTCCAGCCAAGGACACGTTCTTATAGGCAGCCAAGTTTGCAGCAAGCCCCGCCATATTCAAGCCCTTTGTGGCACTGCCTGTTGCCATTGTCAAGTTACCAAGCATCTGAGCAACGTCTGTCTCATTAAAGCCGAGATGCTGCATCTGAGCGTTCACTGCTGCCAAAGGCTTTTGATACTCTACCCAACTAGTGCCAGTATCAGTGACAACAGTCTTCAAAGATACAATAGCCTTTTCATAGGCGTCCCACATATGCAAACCCTCAGCACCAACAGCTATGGCTGCCGCAGCACCGATAGTAAGAGTCATCTTACCGACATCAGCAAGCATAAGCTTGACGCCCTGACCCCTAGACTCTACCGCAGACAGTTGTGCCCCCATCTTTGAGAAGACACTAGCAAAGGGGATTCCCATATTAGATGCCGCACTGCCAATGCTAGAAAAGATAGAACCCATGCGATGAGACATGGTGTTCATGTGGTTTTCCATGTCTTTGGCGGCCTTCTCGCCAGACCCACTTATACGGTTACCCATAAGGTCAGCATCAGCGACAGCCGTCTTACTAGCAGTCTTAAACTGCTCATCGTTTAGGATAAGATATACTGTGATTCTAGCTGGCATAGTTAAGCCTTATCAAACATCACTTGTAGGGCAGAAGACATTAAAATATCTACGTCGGCCGCAACCTCATGAGCGGCTATCTCTATAAAAGGTTTGGTATCTGGTTGCGGTCTCCACGTCCACAAATATCGGGGCATGTTTTTATCAGCAAAGACGGGATGACGAAAAGCCTTGCTACGCATACCCGCAGTGATGCCTCGACCGGCATCGTTGTATCCTGCCGGTGCACCAACAGCGTGAACTGCCGGACCTAAAGCCTCATTGAAACGCCATGTAATATCGTTCCTCGGCATGTTATGAGGCTCGTGCGCCCGAGCAAGTAACCCAGCGTCCTTAGCCATAGCACTCAAAACCCTGCGTGTAACAGTGCGTGTTCCACTCTGGACTGCCTTCATATAGTCCGTAAACATCTTAGTGTCCGCACGCATCATTGTGTTAGCCACGCTTTGCTCCCACCAACATAGGGAAGATATCATCCCAATAGACTTCGTTTATATAAAGGATCCATCCTGCGTAGTCTAGGAAAGGTCTGGACTCAGCTTCGTTCGGTCCGATATGTAGAATGTAAGAGATTTGAGGCTGGTACTGCCACCAGAGTTCATCAGGATCACCGCCTAAGATGGCGTTCCATCTGGCGGCAAAGGAGGGTCCATAGGTTTGACTTCTCCTGTAATGGGATTCTCGAAAACAGGAGGCTCGGCATTCGGTACTTCTGGTATCTCCAGCACATAGGAGTCCATAACCTCACCCACAGCAAAGTCTATAAAGTGAGGATCCGGTACGTCTTCCTTACCTTCCTCAGTCCATAGAATCCAAGCCACACAAGCCATAGCATCAGGATCTCCAGCGAATACAGCTACCGTAAACCTAACCAAGTTACCAATCTCGGGGAACCAGCCCTTGATTTTCCTCATCGTCTTACACGTCAAAGACTTATTGAAGTCTAATGTGTAAGCATCACCATTTAGTGTCAGATGACATGACGGTACTTCCTCGGCAGGATCTGTATTTTCAGACAAAAAAGAACCCATAAGCTCCACGATTGAGAAATCAGGTAGAGCTTTGGGCTCTCGCAAGTTTTTGACTCCAGCCTTTTTCATGGCAATCCAAACAACGCAAGCTAATGCGTCCGGGTCGCCCATTGCCGTAGAGGCAGTCAATGCGTTGTAAGTCCAGAGGCCGGAGCCAGGGAACCATTGCTTAATGTGTCTAAGTTCGGAGATCCCAATATCTCGCTCAGGAGCGAAAGTGTACTCCCTATTTTGAAACTGAAATGTCGATTCGGGCATAATCTATTTCCTTTCACTTACGGAAGTATAAACCTCCTACTTAGAAACCAGTGTCTGCGGTAATAAGGCGGGCACTAGGACTATTTCCGCTAACATCAAGAACACCCTTCAAGTTAATGGTGTTCTTAACAATGTCCACGCCCACTAGCGGGGCTTCACCACCACTCTGAATCTTAAGGCCAGGAAGCACAATCTGGAACTGATCATTATGAGTAGACACACCAATCGCATTCCCCACTGCCGCAATAACCGTCTGAGCAAGCACATCTTGCGACACAAAGTGATCAAAGATCTCGCTCTTAGCAGTAGGTGTGTAGTCCATATCGAGAGCAACCGCAATCTCAATAAGACCATTCGAGACTGGTTCCTCCTTGTACTGCTTACCGATATAGATACGATCATCAGCAAGCTTAGGCGTAAACGTCACAGTAGCCTTGCGGCAACCATCAATATTCACTGGCGCACCAGATGCACCAGACGCAATCGTAAACAACGAAGACGCATCAGGCATTGTGAACGGTACAGGACCGGCAGGCTCAGTAATAGTAGCAAGAGAAGTGTCAGTCAGGTTGACATAACACGCATCAAGATCATAAGTGAAAGTCACCATACTATTACGAGGAAACACCCACTCTGCCTTAGCAATCTTGCAGTTAACATACTGCTCGAAGTGCAACTTACCGTCTGTACTAGGCACTCCTAGCTCGACATCGAACCAAGAACCGTCTTGCACATATAAGCCCCCTGAACCGGACGCCCCCGTAGCTCCGGTATTCATAAGGGCATACGCCGTAGTTGCACCGATCTGCGACAGAGTAATCGGAGCAGGAACACCAGACGCACCAACCCTAGCTAGACCACCAAATGCCTGCGCCAGCAATAGCGCCATAGCAGTGTTCATAAAGTCACCTTCTAGAGTGACCTTAGCATCAAGATATGTAGCCACGTTAGCGGACCCAAGGTCGATAACAGCGCCACCACTTACGTATCTAATGTAAGGCCCACCTTGAACGATATGAGGATCGTATGTACCTTTAGCTGACTTTACGGGAACAGCTCTAGTAGGAACCTCAAAATAAGCGCCGTAATCGCCCGACGCACCTGTCGCACCATTAGTGCCTTCGGCTATTGCACAATACCCGCCTAATCCGGTCGCAATCCCGCCCATGTTATTCTCCCTTTATTACGCAGGCGTTAAATACGCATGCAAGTCGAATGACCACTTTAAACTACCTTCCCAGCCACCTGCGCCACCGCCGATGTTGCCAGGACCACACGTATACATTCCATAATCAGGCTTAACCTCATAAGGAGTAGGAGTACCTGTTATACCAAGAACAGGAATACCATTACCACCACGATTAGACACGATTGGAAGCATTACTAGATTAGTATATAGAGAATAAGTATCCAGCATCACTTTAGCAATAATACTGACATCATTACCGGGAGCATCGCCACTAAATACTGTACAAGAACCACGAATCTGATAGCTCTCTATAAACTGATACTGAGTAGACTCAGGTTCAAACTTATGTTCATAGATGAATCCATCCATGAAGATATAGCTGGCCGGTTCATATCCTACTAACTCACCAGGATAAACTGTAACCGGCGAAGACCAAGATGCAGCCGCCGCCTGAAAAAATCCAAGCATAGCTACCCATGCTAAAGGCGCTGTCGAAGTAAGAGTCGCAGTCATCCGATCACCGGAAGCCTGTAGCCATCGAATACCGCTGCTATCCTATTCGGAATACCAGGCCAAAGGCCCACGGACTGTGGGGTTGTCTGCTCGCCGCCGTACTGATTACCACCCGCCGTAAACGTGCGTGAAGCTTGCTCAGCATTCCTCCACCAATAAGCCACAAGATCAATCGTAGCCAGCCATACGTCCGAAGGCACAGGATCATAACCAGCAATGTATGTTACCTCGATGTTCCTTGAGCCGGGAAAGAACGGACGAGGCCAAGAATACCCTGCGAATGTACGCATGATTCGCCCGGTCCTATAGTTCACCTGAACGCCCTCAGTAGGACTCTCTGGAGTAGACTCAGGCAACTGAATAAACCCGCCTGTAGACTGCCACTCCTGGCACTGCACTAGCTTGAGTACCGGCGAATAATCAAGCTGAATATACTCACCAGCCCAACCATCATATCGGTTGAACATGGTAGTGGGACAAAGCGGCCTATTAGCCATGTCTTGCCCAGTATAACAAGCAGCATCAATCACTCGCTGTAAAAGACCAGACTTCATACTACCCGGTAATGGAGTATCTGTGAACTGCAACCATCCGAGAACTTCTGGCATATCTAAGAAAGTCGTCCATTGAATCGTACCGCTCAAGTTACTTGTTGGATCAAAGCCCTCAGGAGTGCCCGGCATAAGCGTTGAGATATCAATGGTTGCTCCCGACGCTCCACACGGAATAGCGATTGAATAGTCTCTCTGCTGCGCCTGCTCATCCCCGGAAAGAAGTTCCTCAGTAACTTCATAGAAAGCACCCTGCGGAACAGTGCCCGGATCATTAACAGCTGGGAAAACACCGGAGAATGCACCAGTATTGTCGAGCGTAAGTACCTTCGAGTTTGGTACGGCGATTACACCCCCATTGGCGATTACCTGGCTAAGAGTAACCGTGACTGTGCCCGACATTGGATTTACGCCATCGCTATACTTACCAGTCAGTGTAATCGGTGTGAACGCCATATTTATTCCTCAGGAAGATCGTTGTCTACTACCGACTTTTGTACGCCTCGTGCGCTGCGTACCGCACGCTCAACGGACGGCTTACCCTTCTTTACACGATCAATCTCACCCTGAATCTCTCGTTTTCTTTCGGCAGGTGCCATTGCTAGCTCCCTCTCAAGACCAGCTAAGTATTGCTCTTTCTGATCCACTACTGCTTGAAGTTGGTTGTCCAAAGTTTGAATCTCCGGTGGCCGAGGCTGATCCCTATAGAACTTGATCTCTGCCTCAATGCCTTTACTGTTCTCAGGATGAGCCTTAAGCTCCTTTTCAAGAGCTTCTATTACTGCATCGGGATGTGTCATATTTTCTCCTTGCTTGGGCAATAGGTGGAAGGAGTACGTTGCCCGCCGCACTCCCCCACACCTAGAGCAAATACCCTACTCACTAGGAGCAAGGTGGGTAGACTTTCCTGCTATTAGCTAGCGAAAGTCGGGGTTACGAATCCGGTACCCTTAATGACCGTGTTGGCGTTCGGGTAACGAGCGGCCGTAAAGGCAATGTACCCATAGATCTGAAGCAACACAGCAAGCTGGTTACCATAAGTCTGAGGCAGTGCCCTAGTAATCACTGGAGACTCGAAAAGATAGTTCTCATCGAATGCACCAACGATCATAAGCGACTGGTTACCGGCAGTTCCAAGGTTCTGCGGAAGGTTAGCGTCCGAGAACGTATTGAGGCCGGAGAACCGACGACCAATAGCACCCTGAGCGACAGCCTGATCCGTACCAAGGATTGCCGTGTTGAACGGACCCTGATAAGACGGGACCACGAGCGGACGGCCTACCATGTCAAACTGAGAAGCCAACCACTCCCAATAAACAGGAGTCATAAACAGTTCCGTAGGCGGCAGGAACAATGTAGTCTCAATGTCAGACTTGGCTTGACCAAGACGACCATAAAGACCAGGGATTGTCGGGCTAGCCGTAGTCCATGTTACGACATTCACGCCAGCGGTATTCAGAATACCGACGGCATCAGTACCACCAGCAAATCCCTGAATGGCACCATTACCACTAGCGACAGCCACATCGACTGCCTGCCCATACGCCTTGGCGAGATCCTTGTATGTGATCTCATCGAAAGCGATAGGAGAACGCTCAAGCAACTGGAGACTAATCTTCTGTTGCCCAGCCTTCACAACCACAGGGAACGACACGAATGCGGTCGTCAAGTCCTGCTCAAGAACGGCTGTGTTTTGTCCACCAGACTGCGGACCAACGGCTGTACCACCGGTCACCTTGGGAATCAAAACAACCATTGTACCGTCCGGTAGAGGCTGATGATTCTGCGAGTCAGCTAGGGGTCGAGAAGCACGCATAAACTCAATCCACTTAGCAGTCTCGAACATAGGCGGTACAAACTCGCCACCCGCACCGGCAGCCGTAGACAGCGCACGATACGAATACGCACGCCCTCTATTCTGCTCACGAGGGTTCTTAGCCTCGATCATCTGGTCGAGGAAATACTGCTCCGAAGCCGAACGAGTAGACTTACCGTCGATCTCCATTGCCTCTACGTGGTTCTCTTGGGCGTGGCGCTGAAGGCGCTCAGCCGCTGCAAACCATTTGCCACCCACAGCCGCAACCGGGAATGCCATTGTGGAAATGTCGTACAAGTACGAGTTGCCATTACCACGCTCATACACACGGTGCTCCGACTGCACCTTCAAACTCCCACCAGGAGAGTTGAACGTATACGCAGCGCCGGGATAACTCCACATTTCCGCTGCACGCTGAGCAGCCGCTTCCTTCTTTGCCTGCTTCTGAACCTTCTTTACCTCAGCAATACGGTCCTCAATACCTCGTACTTCAACCGTTAACTCGCCTCGATGGAAGGACTCTTCAGGCGTAAAATCACGAGTTTCGGCAGCCGCAGCCGCAACGATTCCCTCTAGCTCCGTTACCTTTAGCTCACGCTGGCTACGGAGTTCCTTTGTCTCCTTAGACATATTAGCCTCCTATGGCTTGTAGTTTCATCTTTACCTACAAGTGGTTTCCGTAGTCCGGCTCTCGGGCAAGAGTGGTGCGCTAGGTTCCGGCTTGATCTTTTCTAACCTTCTTTGGTGTTCCAAAGAAGTAAACATGGGCACAAAGACTTAGCAGCTTTCACATTGTCTTTGTTGTTATCAATCAATAGAGCTATCTTGTTGTCCGCTA